ATGCGGCGGTATTTCCAGGATCGCTCGAACATCATGCGCTCGCCGCCTTGATGGCCTTGAGATAGGCCGCATAATGCTCAGCGATATGTCCGCCATTCTTGTCCGGGTTGATGATCTTGCGCGCACCGATCGGGTTTTCGCTGTCATGGTCGAAGAACGCCCGCAGCGTGAGGCCCGTGAAGCGGCCGTTGATCATGCCGTCGACAATGATATGTGCTGCAGCCTCGTTGTGCGAAGCGGAGTCGGGATCGTCGGCAAGCCCGTATTTCGAATAGTTGTCCTTGCCCGTCACTTGGACGAAGCCGCGCCCCCTGTAGCGCCATCCGTCGTCCGGGCCTACATTCCCCATCCTGCCGCCGTAGACCTTGTTGGCGAGCTTCTGCGGGTTGTTGGCATAGGGCGTAGCCGCCGCGAGGGTGGGGAAGCGAGACGGCCATACCTGAGTGAGCCGCTTTGCCGAGTAGTTCAGGTTTTCCTCGACTGGAGCGAACTTGGCGCCGGTCTCATGATGAGCGGTTGCCAGGATGTAGGCGAGCCAACGCGGATCGCTGTAGTCGGTCTTGTCCCATTCGTTGAGGATGGCTTCCATCCCCTCGACTTGGAGCTGAGTGAGCTTGCCGGCGAACAATGACGCTCGCACGGCGCTGTAGAAAGCGCTGCGGTTCATATCGATGTTTCCTTGTGGGTGGGGGATGGCTTGGGAGGACGGTTGCTTTGTCCGGCGCCCTACACTAAATCGTATCTAGCCAAGGGAGAAACCAGCCATGACAGGCTCAAGCAACAACGACGCGTTTATGGTCTGGTCGCTGATGGAAAAGCGGTTTCTGTCGGCTATTCTCGCCCAGATCGTAGAGGACGTGCCTCAGTTCAATCTGGACCGCTTACAGTCCCGCCTTCATGACTTTCAGGAGTCGTTAAGCCCGAACACGGATGACAGGGAGTTCAACGGACAGGTGCGCCTTGGCCTTGACTTCCTTGGGGAGTTCGTCGAAATCGTCGAGGACGTGGCCAAGGATAGCTCTGGCAGCGTCCGATATAGGCAGCCCCGGGTTAGTCGGCATCGCCGACGCTGATCAGGTGGCGCCGACAGCAGCAAAGAACGCTGCATCTGCGTCATAGACAGCATCGCTTTCACCGCTCGTCAGCCCAGCGCCGACGCTGGCCGACCGAACACGCGCCGCCGAAAAGGCACTCGCGCCACCTCTCGACAGCAAATTGATGATGCCTGACGGTAGGCCGGTCGATGCCGCCGAACTCGTTCCCACTTGCGTCTTGTCGCGTCGAATTTCAGCAGTCGTCGAGCCTGTCCGCGTCACCATGGATTGCCCGACGCTGGTCGCCACAGTGGCCGTTATGTTCGTGGTGTTGGTCACGATGCCGAGAAACAGATTGTCCGTTCGGCGGGGGTCGATCGACAGCACGAAAGTGCCGCCGCACCCTGCAGCCGTGGTGTTGGCCGCGAGATTGTTGCCGACATTGACCATCAGATGTGCGCTGTTCTGCGTCAGAATGCCGCCACCATTGGTGTTCGGCTGAATGCCCGTCGACAAGCTGTCGTCGATACCGTCGCCAGTGACGCCGCTGAGCGCCGCGAAAACGGGAGTGCTCGCCGGCACGAGCGTGAACGACGTCGAGAGCAGGTTCAAATACGCTGCCTGCACGTCATGCGTCGCGAGAATGTAGCGCGCCAGGAACTTCGAGAGCCCAATGGCCTTATGCGCCGTGAACCAGACGTCATATGCCCGCTTTTGGTCGTAGGTCGGCGGAACCGTCATTCTCGCTATGGCGGTCGCCGCTTCCGTATTCGTGAAGTTGTAGACGGACGCCCGAATAAACGGGAGACCCAAGCCAATCGCCAACGATGTCATGTGTGCCTACCCGGAATTAGTTGTTTGGCCCGAGGGTGTTGCCTTCCCGGATAACACTGGGGTCTATCGAGTGGCCGGTAGCGCCATTGGCATTCTCGATGCCGTAGCGTCCATTGTTGGACAGGCTTGCCGCCGCCCCGACATAGATGCCGCTCGCCTTGGTCTTGATGCCGCTGCCGACATTGCCTTCAACGTCCGCACCCTTAACGCGCAGCTTGCCGACATTTTCGACATTGATGCCATGCACGCCATTAGCCGAGTATTCGCCGCCGGACACGGTCACAGTCGAGACCGATGTTGCATTATTGAGGTTCAACCCGCTTTCGCCACTGTCTCGTACGACATTGTCGGTCAGGGTGACGCGCCCGCCGGCAGTGGCCAACTGATAAACAACCACGCCATCACGGCCGCTCCCCTGCGAGTGACAACCCGTCATCACCACTTCGGAAGGTTCATTTGCTGGTAGGTCGATATTGTCGCCTACACCAAATCCCCAGGTGGTGTTGTCGGTCGCGGTGCAGTTGATCATGGCAACTTCACGGCCTCGAACGTCAAAGCCCTTGTCGTAATTGCCTTTCGCATGACAGCCGATGATGGTGGTCCTGCGGGAATACTTGATATCGAGCCCGTCATAGGTTTCACTGGTCAGGCTGCCGATGCCATTATCCAGGAACTGGCAGTTTTCGATGTACGTGTCTTCCTGCGTTCCCGGAACGGCGTTCGTGCCAGCCTGCAAGGCCATGCCGTAGCCGCTGGCGTTCTTGAACACGCAGTCTCGGGCGCGAAAGCTTCGAAGGTTCTCGAGATCCAGAGCACTGGCCGCATTTACGCGCGGCTGGTTGGCGACATTGCCATCAAATATGAGCCCCTCCAGACCGAGCCAGTTCAATACGCCGTCGCCGTCGGTGATCTTGTGCTTGATAATGCGCTGATCGGTGCCTGCCTTAGCTTTAAGAGTGGTCGCACCCGGAACGCCCCTCAAGTAGAGGTAATCCACGAGCAGCAACGTTGAGGTGACGTAGATGCCCGGCGGGAAGAAGATTTCAGCGCCACCCATGGCCAGCGCTCGTTGGAAACAAGCGAAAATGGCGTTGGCATCGTCGGTGCTGTTGTCGCCTTTGACGCCAAAATTTTTGACGTTGAGAGATCCAAGGGAGAGAATTGCGCTCATGGGAAAAGAATGACCTCCACAAGGTAATATTCGAGTGTGAGAGTGTCGCCGGCATCAGCAAGTTGCCCCGAAAGCACGAGGTCGGCGCCCGTAACCAGGTTCACAGAAGCGCTTGCCGGGGATGAGCTACTGGTGGCCCATCCGCCCGTGCCGCCAGGAAAGCCGACTTGCGTAGACCCGCGATTGACGATGTCTCTCTGCTCGCGCCGGCTGATGATGGTGGTCTGGATGTTGATGCCCATGACCGCGCCCGACAGCCCGCCGAGGCGGATGCGGTTCGTCTTGTCGTTCGCGTTGTTGTTGTTCGTCCACTGGGTCGTGACGCGGATCAAGGATTGCGCCGGGATGTTGGCCAGTGGGATGGTCGCGAGTGCCGTTTCGGCAGTCGTGCCCGTAAGCGTGAACGGGCCATCGTTTCCGAAGACCCGCTTGTTACCAAGCCCTGTCATGATTTAAGTCCCTCAGAACGTGTAGAGATAAAAGCCGTCATCAGCGACACGGCGCGCGGCCGAAGGCAGCGGGGAGCCGTTCAGCCAAAAGAGCGAGCCGGCCGGGATCGTCAGTGGCCCCTCGACGATGGTGCTCAGCGCGTAATAGACTTGAGCCCCGTCGAAGGTCGTACGGGTCAAATCGCCAATGTCGGACTCGCCGGTCTCGTCGAAAGGGCCGATCCACTCAAGGCCGTCTTCCGGTTGGGCGACCCATTCAAGCGTTGTGGCCATCAGTCGTCACCATTTGTCGTGACGGTCTTCACAAGGCGCACGACCGCTTTTTTTGAGATGATCACGGAGGTGTTCGTGTCTATCCTGACATCGACAAAATAATTGCCGGGGCGAATGAGCAGGCTTTGCTCTGGCGTGCCCGTCACGTCCCAGCTGGCGGGCGTAGGGCTGGCTTCCGGCGCAAAGGAAACCGCGAATTCAAGAAGCTCCACACCAGCCGGGTCCGATCCGGATTTCCGCTTGAGGGTGCATCTCGCCTCTTCATCGCCACTGAAGTCTCCATCGACGATGCTTAGGCTCATGTTGAGCGTAGAGCCCTGCCGCCAGATGTATGTCGCCATTACTTGCCCCTCGCGTCGATCCAGCCATGCGTTATGATTTGGATGGTCGTATTGACTGTGGTGGCGCGCGTACGAACCTGGGCGCTCGTATTGGTGCGAACATCGATATCGTTTCGATCGCCCGCGCCGCTGACGGCGCCAACGGATACGCCTGGTGTGTCGAGAAGATCGGGCGCGGTGTCTGGAACATCCGGCGACGATACGAGCACGCCCCAGTTCGAGACCGCGTTTTCGCCGCGTAGCCGCAGCCTTGCGATCACATTGACGCCTGTCGGGACCGTAAGAGTTCGCAAGTTGGCCGTTGTGCCCTGTCCTAGATCCACATCCTTGACAGGTGTCGATAGAAGGAACTCATCACGGAACTGGCTGAAGGCCCGGATGGAACCAGAAGCGCGAATGATCGAGCCGATGCGCCGGAACACGGTGTAGTTCGCCGGCAGGGTCGGAGAAGTCGCTGAGGTCGAAAACAGCACGTCCACGACGCCCGTATCGAGCCGCTTGATCAGATGGACGTGATACGTAGTGTCAGAAGCCGAACCAGTATCCAAGCCGCCCTGATTGGTCCCGACAACCCACAGAGCATCGAGCTGCTTCGTAATCGCCGATGTGAGCGCCAGCATATAGGTGTTGGTGCTGTCCATGCAGGAGCCGACAGCGATGTCAATATCGTTCGTCGCGTCCGTGACGTTATTCGAGAGTGTCAGCCCGCCAAGATGATTGCGCGGCGCCAGGGCGTTCGACGACTCTGCGATGGGGGCAAGGAACGTCGTGCGGAAAGCCGATCCGTCGCATACGATCCCAGCCGCGAAGCCGGACGGAATGACGAAGACCGAGCCGCCGTTGATCTGCTCCGAGGCGTTCGGGTCAATGACAACAATGCCGCTGCCGGCAATGACCGTGCAGAACCAGTTTGCTTCAAGTGTCGCGGCTGCAGTCAATGTCAATGTGGCAGCTGCCGTGAAGCGGATAACGCCATTCTTGTCGCCGGCTACTGCGGTATAGGCGCCGCTCTTGGTCGTGTAGGCCAGGGCCGCATCAACACCGAGATTTTCACGCGCATCCGCTGCGGTAGACGCACCTGTGCCGCCTTGCGAGACGGGGACATCAACATTGAAGGTGGCCGCAAAATCATCCATCAGCGTGTTGTATGCCGAGGACGAAATGACGGTGTTGGATACAGCAGTAGTGCCCGTGGGCTTCGAGTAGATGCCCGCGCCGTTTCTAGGCATTTAATGCCTCCTTGAAATTCGTATAGGCTGCGCTAATTTGAGGAACGATGGCTCAACAGATCGAACACGACCCGGACGAACCCCCGCGAGAGAAGGGGGCTAATCCTTGGCCTTTGGCGTTTCTGATGGGATGCGTCTTCACCGCGATGCTATGGGCATCTTCGGGGATTGATTGGCCATCAATGCTGATGGGTGCTCTACTGGCGTTCACCGCCTCGTTCTGGTTCGTCGGCTTTATGCGCTACAAACTGTTCAAGTCATGGAACGGCACGGGCGGGAACGGGCGCTCCAGCCGCGATTAGCGCCGAAACAATCTTCGCTTTGGTCTCGTCCGAGAGCGCGATGTTCTTTGCGCTTGCGGAAAACAATTCCTGCGCCGCCTGCGGGTTCGTTTCCATCAAGGCAGGGATAAGCTTTTCAACAACGCTTGGCGGCATGCCGCGAGCCGCATTGGCGGTCTGAGACAAGGCCGAAACGATCGCATTTTTCCAGTTGCCGCTGATGAAGGAAGACACAACGCCTGGATCAAGCGCGCTATCTCCGATATCCGACAGATTGTCAGCGGTCTTGCTGCCACCCAGCGCAGTCTGCGCCGTGTCCGTCATCGTGTTCTCACGAGCCAGGCGCCGCATTAGCTGGTCGCCGCGCCCCGGATATGCCAACGAAGGTAGTTCTCGCCGCATGCTATCGGAAGTGAACTGGCGAGCCACATCGGGCATTTTGCCCTTAGTCGTCTCTGCCTGAGCAATCTTCGGGTCGAAATATCCTACACGAGCTGCCTGTTGTGCCTCTTCATCAGGCAAGGCGCCAAACGTCGACAGGGTATCGTCAACGCGATTACGCCCCCGCGCCAGCTCCCTGCCTGTGTCTACAGCATCAACACGCTGCGACGCGGTCCGGTAGGCATCGCGGGCCGCCGCATATTGCTGCGAAGTTGCGGCCAGCGCTTCGTCGAGTGCATCTCTAACAGGCATCAAGGCTTCAACCTGACCGCCCTGACCATTCTCGGTCGCCTTGGCAATCATCTGGTCAATGTTGGTCTTTGCGCGAAACGCCTTCTCAACATTCGTGACCGTGAGATTGTCCGATGCCAGATATGAGCGAGCCTCGCGGACAGCCTCGCGGATGGGGTCTCGGATCGAGCGTTCGGCGGCTTCGATCGGCGCCCGTGATGCGAGGTCGGTCGCTAGATCCCCACGGGTGGTAGCCAGATTGTCTGCAACAGGCGAAATAGCGCGGTTAGCCAGCCGGACGGGCTCGCTGACATTGATGGCGGACGTGTCTTCCATGACGGGCGCATAGTTGCGCGCAGCATCCTCTGCCCGACGAGAACGCAAGAGTTGCTGATACTGCTCAGCGGTCAAAACGGATCCGGATGCATCCTGCAAGTCGGCAGCTACACGCCGGCCCTGATCCATCTGACGGCTAAGCAGAGCGTCAACGACACCCTTTCTACCATCGTTCGGCGTGCGTGCGGCCGTCGACATAACGCGTTGCCCTGGAAGCTCAAGCGCATCAGCGGCCATATACATGTTCTGGCCATCGTCTTGGGCGCCCTGTAGCCGTGCTGCAAGGTCGTCAGCTGTCAGACCGGAGCGCTTCAGCAGCGCCGCCATGATCTTGTCCTTGGCCGCCTCCGGCCCGTAAGACGCCATAGCTCGGTCGAAGATTTCCTTGCCGCCGGCAATGACCGCAGGGGTGACGCCGCCCAAAACAGCGCCGAGTCCGCCTCCGATCGCAGCCTTCTTCATGCGGTCAGTGACATCTTCCCCCGACCCGAGGCCTTGCAGACTGCCTAGAGCGCCGCCCTCGACCGACCCAAGCCCCATCAATCGCCAAAGGCTTGCGCCATCTTTTGCGGCATTGGCAGAGAGTGACATGCCGTTCTTGACCAGACCAGCGCCCTGCGTCACGCCTCCTAGGAGTTGGCCAGTGACCCGTTCGCCAGTCCGTTCGGCTGCATCGGCCTTATCGATAGCGCGCTGATCGGCAATATTCTTCTCGAGCTTTTTGCCCTCTATGAAGGGGCCACGCGTAAAATCGAAGCCGACTGAGATATCGCCAGGGTTTTCGACGAGGGTATTACCCAGCCCCGCGATCTCATCTGCCAACCCAAACGACAGCGTATCGGCCCCACCGCGTACCATCGTGTCGATCTTGCCCAGCGTGGTATCGCGCTCGTTCTGCCCTTCGCCTTTGATGTCTCGGGCGATATTCCGGCCAAGCCAGCCACCGATGAACGCGCCAGGATTGGCATATTCCGTGTACTGCGTGATCTTCTTGGCGGTAGAAAGCCAGCCGTCATCTTCTTTCGAAGCCGCCGGCAATTCCCCTCCAGTGTGCTTCTTCAGGGCCTCCATTGCCCCTTCCGGGCTGTCACCAGTGATCTTGTACTTTTTGCCGTCTGGGCCGGTGATGAGATAGGTTCCCATTACTCAGGAACCTCCTCGACCGTGTAGCCGTCGATTTCCGTCTTCTTTGCCTTCTGCTGCCTGCGGAACTCTTCGAGCGGGTTGGGCAGCTGCTCAAGCCTCTTCGTGGCCTCCTGTCGCGTCAACGTGCCCATCCTGACCTGATTGGCGATTTCGCCCTGACGCTGCTTGTATTCGGCAAGTCCGCGCATCACGCCGATGATCTTTTCGTTGCCGCCTGGCTGGTTCCAAAGGCTCGGAAGCGAAGACTTGAAAAGCTCAACGTCGCGGTCAGACATAGTACCAGACCCCGGCTGGCGCTGGCTTGGAACAAGCTTGTTAATGAGCGCCGTAGCGGCGGTCAAATCGTCCGCGCCTTCGAAATTCAGACCCCAACCGGCCGCGACCGAAGCTAGACCGGTCATCGTGCCGCCCTGTCCCTTCGTGAAGTCGTCAAGCTGGTTGATGATATCGACATCGGCCCGTGCGTTTAGGCCTTCGTCAGCCATCTTGTTGAATGCGTCGGCTTGGCCTTCAGCAAGCTTCTTATCGAAGGCGTTTTCTGCCTGCATGTTATTGTTGACCACATTGCGCGATGCGCTGGAGGCCCTGAGTGCCTGTTCCCATTCCAGCGGGCCAAGCGCCGGCTGTCCGAGGTCTTCCATCGACTGCTTGTAATATTCGTACTTCTGGATCGTCTCGGGCTTTTTCGACTTCTCCCAATTGAGCTTTTCACGGTCCATGTCGAGCTTGGCTTGGTCGAGCGGAGAAATGGTCGTCCGCGCCGCTTGATCTGCTTCGAACTTCTGCTTGTCGAGATCAAGCTTGGCCTGCTCTGCTGCGGAAAGCGTCGTCCTGTTAGCCTGATCAGCGGCAAACTTGTCCTGTTCAAGCTTCAGACGCGCCGCGTCGGCCGGTGAAATCTTCGGGTTGCGGAGGTTATCGAGCTCAAGCCTGCCCTTCTCAAGATCCTGAATATATGCCGGATCCGACTGCTTCAGCTGCTGCTGGCGCAATGCGTCCTCTTCGGCAAAGCGGCGCTTGATCAGCGTCTCAGCGACGGCCTTCTTGCCTGGGTCAAGGAACGGGTTGTTCATGACCTCTACAGCCTTCATCACGTCGAAATCAGGCTGACGCTTCTGGAGGGCCTGCGCCACCTTGACAGTCGGCTTCTCGGCAAGCGGATCGGGCTGCTGGAACCCATCAGGGACAGGCACGACATCAACCGGTTTGTTCGCCGTGGTCGGCACGGATGCGTCAAGGCTCGCGACCTGGTCCTGGTTGATCCCATCCCAGCGGTTCACGCCGACTTTCTTTGCGCCGAACCACTGCCGCCAGCCGTCCCGCTTTGCGGTATCGAGCGCGAAGTCGATCATCTGGTTGACGTTCTTTGGATCACGCGGGTCAAGCCCGGTTTTCTCCATGAAGTCGTTGCCCATGCCGCGCGGAAATGTCTTGCCATCACCCACGAGCATCTGGAACGGCCCATAGGAAGGCTCGTACATGTCGCCCTTCTTGACGCGGGACTGCCAGACACCCGGCGCAAGACCTTCAGAGCGAGCGACCTTGACCGCATAGTCGGGATTGATGCCGCGCTTCTGTGCCGCCTGCCTGATATAGGCTTCCTGTGCTGCCAGATCGCCCGTGAGAGGCTGCTGAGGCGAGGCGTCAACGGCATCTTGGGGGGATTTGATGACTGGCGACGGAGTGGCTGCAGCCGTATCGCTTGCGGTATCGCTCGGGTTCAACAGGCTGTCAAACATGCCGGAGAAGGCTGAATTGGCTTGGTCAACGCCCGCCTTCTCGGATTTGGCTGCCCGATCCATCATGATCCGGTAGGCGAGCGCATCGCCGAGGGACGCAATACCTTCCCCGACGTTCTGGGGCGTGCGGCTGCTCCGAACCATCGACCGGGCCACGGCGCGCATCTGCTCCAGTTCCTGCGGAGTCTTGGGCATGCCATCGCCGCCGAAGATGAAGCTATAGGCCATTAATACAAGCCTCCGCCCATGCCAAACAGGCTGCCAAACCGCATCGCCAAAGACGGCTTCCCGCCACCTGGCATCTCCGGGAACCTTGACTGTCGGTATTGCAAGGCGTCACCCATTGCCGCCAGACCGCTGCCCATGTCCACGGGCGGCGCCATGAGCGAGCTGACGATCCGTCGCTTGTGTTCGCGCGCTAGGCTGTCTGGCGCTGCGTTCCCGTCAAAGATATAGCTGTCCATCAGGCCGGACCCCTCAACCAGATGCAATGATGGCGGAAGACCCGAGCCCAAACAGGCCGCCTAGCAACGAATTGCGCTGCTGCTGCATTAGGCCGTATCGGCTGAGCCGCTGGTCATAATTCGTGTTGATCAGGCCGGCGACATCCGTTGTCGGGATGGTCGGGGCGTTGATGCCCTGGAAGGAACCGTTCTTGATCTGCGACCCGGACATGAGCGCAGTGATTTCATCGATCGGCTGGTCGCGCATCATCTTCGCGGTATTCAGTCCGGTGTTGTAGCTGTCCAGCATGAACTTGTTGCGGGCGTCGGTGTTGCCAGCCGTGAGGTTGCGCATCTCACGATCATAGGCCTCTGTTCCGACCTTGATGCCCTGATTGGCAAGGCGCGTCCGCAATGCCTCGTCTCCCTGGGCCTCCCGATCGGAGTTGAGTTTGTCGTACAGTCCGCCGGCCCATGCCTCATGTTCTCCTGTGTCGTAGGAGAACGGCTTGGCCATATAGTCGCCAAGGAACTTGCTCTGATTGTTGGCGAGCTGGGCAAGGTTCTTGCTTGCAAGGCTCTGCTGGCGCAGCGTCTGGCGCTGGAGCGGGTTGAGCTTCGTGATCCGCTCCATGAGCGGGATGGAATACGTATCCTTGGTATAGGGGTCTTTCCAGTCATACGACCCCGTCTGCCGAACACGGGTGCGGCCGTAGGGCGTGATTTCGCTCGGATTGCCCAGCCATGCGTTGGCAATCGCGGTCGCAACGTTCGTGGAGGACGACGCGGAAGCGGTGTCTTGCGGATCCGGAGGGGACGGCGGCTTTGGCTTGCCCAATGGCTACTCCACTTCCTTGCGATTGAACTTATTGCCCTTCCAGGCATTATCGGTCAGGACAAAGATATTTTCGGCTTCGTTGCGCCCCCGGAGACGGGGGATACGGTAGGTCTCAAACCCGTATGACATCAGCATGCGGTGAAGCGGCTTGTCGTGGTCGGAAACCCGCATCACGACGGCTTGGCAGTCACATTCGTTGAACGGATAGGAAAACATCGCCCGGAGCGTCTGGCGCGTAAGCCAACGTTTCGTGATCCCCGCCCCGGATATCTCCATGACACCGGCAGACGGTTCCCAATTATGATAGATCATGCCGGCTATGAGGTTTCCGTCCTCAATGACCGCGATGCCCTGACAGTTGCCGAAGTCTTTGCCCTCACCGGGCCAGATGATATCGGCCACCCAGATAGAGAGCTTCCTGATGTCATCCCCACGGGCCGGCGCCCATTCGATCATACCATTACGGCCCCGGTCTCATACATCACGTCCGTTGCGATCAGTTCCAGTTCTGGCTTTGGTGTGAAATTGCATGTCACCTGCAGCTGCAGGGAGACTGAATATCCCGTCTTCCCGATCGAGGCCCAGCGGTGATAGTTGTTGTAGGAAACGGGCGCGTCCCAGATGCCCACATCCCAGAGGCTAACATCCCACTGACCGTTGCTTGCAAAGCCGGTTCCTGCCCCCGGTGCGCTCGGAATGGTTTCGGCATAGTTGACCACGGCCGAAAGCTTGAGAACCGGGTTGAAGGTGGCCCTTACAGTCGTTCTCGCGGAATGGATGGTCTTGATTGCGCCGGGGCGCTTGAGGTGATCCGGGAGCCACATGAGCCGGCAGGTATAAGCTGCCCCGTCATCGGTCCCGCCGACTTCCATGCGGTAGACCTTGCCGGTGCTGCTGCCAAAAAAGCCCTGCCCGCCATAGTGGATGAGGCATTGGGTGTCCCAGCCGGTGAACTTCGTCCATGCGCCCGTCTCGACATTGCAGACGAAGCAATAATCGTCCGTCCCCGAGACAACGGGGAGCCCGACGACCATCATGTTGTTGGATGGCCACTTCATCAGTTCCCACGACACGAAACCACGAGCGGCGACTTCCCGCTTCCAGTCGGGTTCGATCTGCTTTGTGATAGCCGCGAGAGACAGGGCGGCAGTATCTTTGTTCACCGCTTCCGACAGAGGCACTATGCCGTCTTCTGTGGCGATAAGAGGATCACCGCCAGCATAGGATATGGCCTTCGGCCCAAGCGGACGGCTGATCTTGTAGAGACCGACAAGGCTCCAGTTCGTCGCATCTCCTGGGTCGGTCCCTTCGAAAACGGCAACCTCTCCCGTGGTGGTGATGGCAAACCACTTGTCGTCAAGGCCGTTGCCTGCATCGATCGACCAGCGCCCGCCCATGAGCAGCGAACCGCCTTCCTGGAACACACCCGCGAGGTTTAGCTCAGTCAAGGCGCCGTTGATGCTGTCGACGGGGGGATACCAGACCTTCAGCGTGTTCTGCTGGATATACCACAGCCGATTGCCATAGACCCAGACGAAGGATAGTTGCTCCGGAGTCGCGAGGCCGGTGAATGTGTGCGCCGTCCATGTCGAGCCGTCGAAATAAAGCGGGGTGTCTGCTCCGTTGACGACCGAGAGAAAATCACCGCCAGCCGTTCCGAACTGGGCTGACGAATAGTACCCTGCCGTCTGGCCCACGACGCACGTATCGCGCAGCGTAGCCGTCTCATCATAGGCCGACTGCATCTCATCAGGGTCAGCAACGTTGCTGATATCCAGGATCTGCGTGTCGTCGGCTGCGAATAGAACCTCCTGAGAGCCGCTCTTATAGGTAAACAGGCACCGGACAATGTCGGATACGTTGGCATAGCGCTGTGATCCGCCACGTACACGCACAGACGTTCTGGTCGGGAACCAGTTCTCAAGAAGGAACGCGCCCCCCGGCTTGGAATTGGCAAGTGGTTCGTTCGCTATCCAGCCACGGACAGGCGGAACGATCGTCTCCGATCGAGAGACGACCTGCTGGCGGACAGCCTGCCTCAAGGTTCGATCGCCTGCGGGTAAGCCGTGCGGACATCGCTCGGCATCCTGACCTTGCCGATGCGCAGCATACGGGAGCCCTTGTCGCGCATGACCTCACGGGCCAGCGCGCTCTCGTAATTGGCCATGTCTTCGGCATAGGGCAGGCCCTTGTGAGCGCGCCACTGCCAGATCATGCCAAGCTTGAGAAGGCGCTCATTGAGGCGGAAAGAATCGTCATCGGCTTCGAACTCGGGCCTGTAGGTGTAGCCGTCCTCGTCGGCAATGAACTCGTTGGTCTGGTAGAAGTATTTTGCCGTGACGCCTGTGGCGAGCGCCGGCTTGATGTGCATCTGCCCGCCATAGATGGTCCAGGCATTGATCACGAAATCGAAGCTTTGGACATCGATCTCAAGCCACTTGTCCAGATCAGTGATCGGCGAAAGCGCAGTTTCGAGCGAAGACGACCAGACAGACGCCTTGACCAGCATCCGGTCATAGTTGTCCGGGAGGTCGAAATCCTCCTGCTCTCCGTCGCCTTCATACTCGCAGACGGCCGAAAACTTCTGCCATTCATGGCCGGCGGCAATGCGCATGGCCATCTCATTGGCCACGCCGAGAAGTTCGACAATCTCCCGGTCGTCATTGGCAATGATCGTCGTCGGGATCTCCAACGCGATCACCTTACAGACATCTTTGCAGACCGAGAGCAGCGTCATGGTCAGGCGGCCTTCTTGTCCTGCTCCAGCTTCGCATTCCATTCGTCAGCGATCTGGATAAGCTTCGGAAGACCGGTGCGGCCGTGGGGCGTCGGAGCGCCCTGCTCTTCGAGCCACAGCTTGATTGTGTCGGCGTCCCAATCGGCGAAGGGTGACTTGGTCGTGTCGTATTCGGCCGGCGCCGGATCGCTCTCGGAAGCTTTGCCCGCCATCAGCGCCTCCATGCGCTCCAGGCGAGCCTTGAGATCGGCGTTTTCAGCTTCGAGCTTGGTATAGCCGGCATGGTCATTGACGCGGGCAAGATATTGCTCTGCCTTGGTCTTTAGATCGCGGGCGCCCATGCCAAGCTTCTGCAGGAACGTGCCGTCAAGGCCGGCAAGGCCTTCGACCGTGTAGACATTCGAGGCGTTGAGTTCCTTGATCTTCGCCTGCGACAGCCCAAGCTCTTCGAGGGGGGAGCCGGATTCGCGCATTTCCATGTTGCGCTGGAATGCCTCGTAGTGCTTCCAGAACTGCTGCGCATAGGTCAGGCGCTCGTTGGTATCAGGGTTGCGCACAGAACCGAAGCTGTGGGCCGGGGCGACGAGTTCATTGTGCTTGTCGCCGACAAACTTGATGGTCACGAATTCGACATCGTCGAAGATGGGCCGGCCTTCCGTCTGTGAGGCGGCTTCGTTCTTCACGGCTTCGACGTGGAACGTGATGTGCAGATGGGGGAAGCTGTAATCATCCATGGTGGATTTCCTGTCTGAGAGGACGCAAATGGAAAGGGGCGACCGAAGCCGCCCCAATCATCATCGTTAGTCGTTGGTCGTGATATCGTCGCAATACGGACGATGGATCTCGAACTCAGCGAAGCCGGCAGACGGCGTGTCGAGAGCCGACGCCCCCTTGGCCAGGTGGACCATGTCACCGTCAACGACAGCGTCATCGACCGAGCCGGCCGTGCTGGTTGCCCAGACGAGGGCATTGTCGACGTAGCCGGTAAGAGCCTTGCCGATGGCCTTGCCTTCGATCTGATACCAGCCGTACTGACTGGCAACGTTTGCCGACATGGACACCGCCACCGGGCCGATCGCATTGGCTGCGAGGAGCGTGGTGGACCAGTCGTCCGCGTTGTAGGTCACCCACGATCCGATTGCGGTGTTTGCCGCGCCCAGGAGATAGATGAACTCGCCTGCGCCATAGGTCGGGTCTTTGGCCCGGACGATGAGCCCGAGCTGATGCTTCTGCGTGGTGGAGGTGTCCGCGATCAGCTGACCGAGGAGCATGTTTTCTGCGATGGTGTAAGCCATGATTAATGTCTCCTGATCACGGGCTGGAGTCGTACATCTTGGCGTTGTGCAGCGGGTTATTCATGGTCAGATTGCCAAAAAAGCCTATATGCTGAACGACAGCATCCTGGTTGATGGGCGTCTGCTTACCGCCGAACTTCACGAAGTTGCGATCCGGGTGATAGCGGAACTTGATCGACGTGGTGTCGATGAAGTACGAGGTATTCGCCGGCATTGCCGAGCCGATGCCGCCTTCGAGCACCACGTCCACCGACTTGCCGGCGCCGTAATACTTCAGGTTGGTGAAGCCCATCTTGCCGAGTTCGTTCTCGTCATTGATGCGCTGGATGGCGACGGTCGCCGCAGTGTAGGCGATGTAGTGTTCCTGCGAACTCAGGATCACATTCGGCCCCTTGGTGCCACGGCTGCGAGCGATCATGATGTTATCGAAGATCGTCTTGACTGTGGTCGAGGTCACTGCGGTAATGCCCGAGAACGCCGAGTTGGCGTCATAGGTGGTGGTCTGCCAGATCGAGTTGGACCGGGGGATGCCGCCATAAGAGCCAGACGACGGGGTCGTCGGGATCATCAGTTGGAAGCCGCCGATCTGGTTCGTGGCGGTGCCATCGGAATGCACATCTTCGACGAAACGGTCGATGAGTTCCGTTTCAGCCGCCATGATATGCTCTTCCATGATATCCTTGAGCTGGTTCGAGCCCGAGTTCTTCAGGATATCTTCACCCGAAAGCGTGACCGACACGGCGGCGAGCTTGGGGGTGAATTCGGCATCGTTGAACAGTTCGGCCGGCTGCGGGTTGAGGAACTGGTAGCCCGAATAACGGGTGTAGGTTCCGGACTCCGCATAAAGCAGACGTTCGCGGATGGTTGGACCGGAGAACGTCTTGAACTGACCGCGCTTGCGCATCAGGTACAGGATGGCGTTGGAGTTCGACACAAGGTCAGCGTAACCCTGCGATCGATCTTCAAGCGCCAGCGAGAACGTCTCCTGGAGACGGTCGTTGGTGTTAAGAGCCATGCTCTTTGCTCCTTAAAGGTTGATCAAAGCCCAGCCGTCGCCTCGAAGGCGCGATCAAGGGCTTCACGTGCAGAGGCTGACGGTTTCCGAACGGTCGGGTTTGAGCCGCCGCTGGGAGCGCCAGACGGGGAGAGTTGACCTTTGCGTGTCTGAGACGGGTCGGTCTGTTGTGCTGCCGGGGCAGCGGTTTGAGGAACCACGATGGGGGCAGCGGCGGGGTTGAGCCGCGCGGCGAGGTCGTAGGCTTCCTTCAAGTCATTCGCTCTTCCACTGCCGAGGAAGAACTGAATATCTGTCGCCAGTTCCTGGAACCGGCTGTTGGCAGGATCGGCCGCGAATGCTTCGACCTGGTCGAGTAGCGCCTTTTCCTGCTGGGAACGGAATTGCGTGGTGACGCCGCCAACCTGCTTTTTGAGGTCGGCAATCTCAGCCTTCAATTCGTTGATGTAGGTGTCATTCTGCTTGCCCTGCGCATCGGCAGGCTGGCCCATGACGTGTTCCGCAATCTGGCGGAGCGAATAGCCCAGGTTGCGGCTGATCTGGTCGAGGCCCTTGATCGGATCTTCCCGGAGAAGCTGCTCAATGCCGGTGTAGTGGCCAACAACCTCCTGGAACGTCTGGCCATTGGCCTTCAGCTGTCTGTCGAAGTCCTTGTAGGGCTCGAATGCAGCCTGATACTGCTGAATGCCGCCTTCCAGCTCCTTGATTGCCCTGTTGACCTCGGCTTTCACCGGCTCCGGAGCGCTGGCCCATGCTGCCTTGGCATCGGCGGAGAACCGGGATGGGGCTTCGAATGCCGTAGCCGTGGGCGCCGCTTCCTGCTTCTCTGCCGGCTCTGTTGCTTTCTCGACAGCCTTGAATGTGCCATCCGGATTGCGCTCACGCTGCCCGGTCGGCTCGGTGGTTACGTCAGTGCCGGTCTGTTCTCGCTTGTTCAGCGCCTCGAAAGCGCGATCGATTGCGCCGCGAGCGGATGTGTCGCGCTCTGGCTGCTGCGAAATCTCCGGTGCGTTGGTTTGAGCGCCATTATCGACAGGCGCGTTTGTGGACACGGGGGCGGCATCCGCCGCAACGTTCATTGCTTCGTCGGTCATGGGTTTTCCGTCTGAGGGAGTGTGTTTAGGCGCCGAAACCCGTCTGGCTCATGGCCTTGCCAACCGCTGCCTTGATGGCCTGCCGGTCTGGCTTGGGTTTCTTGTAGGGCTTGGGGTTCATCACGCTGCTGTCGTTGCCCAGTTCGACGTAGCGCTTTCCTTCCTTGTTGCCGGAAGGCATGTAGGTGGCCCGGAGAGCCGATTTGCTGGTGTAATACTGCCCGTCCACCATGCTTTGCGTCGGCTCCATCGTGTCTCCGATGAGCATGGGAGCAGGAATGTCGGATTGAGCCAGATTGCGCTCGGGCAGGCAATTGTGAGGCCAGCGTTCAACCTCATGCCAACCGCCACAGACGCGGCAGAGACGCTCACGCATTGCGGCTGAGTTCCCCGATCTTGGCCTTGATCTCGGCAAGCGTGGTCAACCCATTGCAGGCTTCGACCATCTCAGCCTTCTTCGAGAACGGATGGCGCATTGTGCCCCTGGCTAGGAATTCTTCGCCGTTGACCACTTCGAGCACGCCGACGCGGTCCAGACCGGCCGCGTTGAATGTCGAAATCGCCACCGCCTTTTTCACTGGCTTCTTGGCTGGCTTCTTGGCTGGCTTCACAGGTGCGGCTGCTTTCTTTGCCATGTCCATATCCTCAGTAGAGCGCCCGTAGGCCGGTGCCAGACGTGCATTTGATGATGCCGAACGGATAGACCTGCCCGCCTACGAGCGTGAGCGTGTCGGTCGAGCCATCGGCAAACGTCAGATCGAAACTGCCGCTTGCATTGATGAAGATACCGCGCGTCTCAGCGAAGGCGGTGGGACCGGCTGTGATGGCCACGATACGGGTTGCCGGCACGATCTGCGCCGCATGGGGGAGATTGCTCATTGAACCGGCTCCGGTTTTGGTTCCGCTGCCTTGGCCTTGGCGGTGACAACCGCTGCCTCGGCTTGCTTGTCTATGCGCTGGATTTCAGCCATGATCTTCTGGATCTCGGCGTCCGTCTTCTTCAGGTCCGCCTGTGCCTGCTGCATGTCGACGGCGTGCTGCTCACGCTCTGCCTCGATCGTGGCCTGCATTTCCTGCATGCGCAGTTCGAATTCCTTGCCCTGTGCATCAGCCTTCATCTGAAGCTCAGCCTGCTTTGCCTCGGCGTCTGCCTTGGCCTTCTCCGCTTCCGGATTAGGCTGCGGCTGGCTCGCTACCTGCTTCATCTGCTCAACGAAGCCGTCAATCGCTGCTTCCAGTTGGCGCCCTGCTCTGAACGGAGCGACGGCGAACTTGATGACCTCACCTGCAAACTCTGCCGATTGGGGTTGTGCCTGCACCATCGGTCCAAGCTGGCCTAGCGCGCTGGAAAGAGCCGTCAGAAACTCTGTCGTCCTCTGCTTTGCAGCGTTCTCATCAGCCTGGATCGTTGAATCCGTCTCGATATCAAGCGCAAACGGGCGGATGCGCTCGGACTGCAAGAATTCCACGACCTGCTCAAACGTGACGGTCTGTGAAAGCTGCTGCTTCTGTTGTTCGGCCTGCTGCTTTTGCTGGCTGGCCTGCTCCAGCATCTGCTGCGCCATCTCAGGGTTTTGCTGCGCCTGCTGGATCATCTGCGGGTCTTGCGCCGCACGCCTGATCTGCGCCTCGACCTGCATAACCTGCTGATCAATCTGCATGATCTGCTGCTGGATTTCAGCCTGGGACGGCGCGGCCTGATACTGCGAATAAAGCGCCAGGGACTCGGGCGAGAAATTCTCCGCCATGATCTCACCGGCAATCCGGGCCGCGTCACGGGCGATACGGATAAGTTCTTCCTGCCTGTCCCTGATGCGAACCGAACCATACTGGCTCTTGAGTTCCTGCGCCCCGAGCGTCTCGTTTGGGTCCGTCGATCCGCGCATAATGTCCGACAGGCCCGTGATCTGGTAAACATCCTCGATCATCAACCGGCGAAGTTCGACAAGCTCCTTAATGACAGCAGCCACCTGATCGATCGGCAGCCAGACAATCGCGTCCTTGAGCGTCTTGTCACCGAACATGGCGACATTCGGCACCGGAATGAGGATTGCGTTGTTGTCCATCTTCTTGATGGCCGCTTCAATCGCGGAGCCGACATCCTCATTGCCGGCGGAATAGAAGCCCTTGAGCCGAAGCGCTTCGGCAAGAGCCGAAATGCGGGCCGTGAACTCGTTGATTTCCTCGATCTGGTCCTTGTAATAGGCAAAGTCCGGGACCGGGATAAGCGTATCACGCTGCAGCGTGCCATAAGCAGGACGCGGGCACGGAAAGAACTTCTCCAGCGAGAGGAATGGCGGCTTGATGTCAAGCACATCGTCCGGGCCATCCGTAAACCACACGACGAGGTTCTCAGCCTTGGACCAGATCTCGTACACACACGCCGTCTTTTCCTTGGCGTAGCTGTCGCTGTCTTCCTTCTTGCGCTCGGTGAACTTGACCTTGCTCAGATCGGCTTTCGGAAAGCGCTTGGTGAACCGCTTCTGTGTGAGATAGACCTTGCGGCCGGCCCACGGAACTTCCTTCCATTTGCGACCCGGGCCATGGATGAAATCACGACGGCACAAATGGTCATAGCAGACTCGCTGGTTAGAGCCGTCCTCGCCTTCCTCGAAGCGGACCCAGAGCTGGCCGCGAGAGTTGGTGGCCAGATCATCACGGACACCCTTCAGCGTCTCGTGAATGTCCTCCTGATCGAAGGAAGAGACAAGCGACCGCTCCAGGATCTCGGATGCGTGCCTGAGCAGCTCCTTGTCCTTCGGCTGGTTCTTGAACCGGGCCTGCACGACGGGGACAGGCTGCCTTGCATAGATCGACGGCTTGAGGACTTCGAGATTGGCCCAGAAGAGCTGCATCTCGCGTTCGGAATTGACCTTGGACAGCCTTTCGAGATCGGCATACATCTTGTCGATGCTGTCGGACTTTTCCTGCCAGGTCTGGAATGTCTTCTCAGCTTCAGCAACAGCATCAAGCCACGGCTTGGCTGCGCGGAAGTCCTTGTACTCGTCTTCCTTCTGTGCCGTGTCTGTCGCCATCCCCTTGTTGTCGGGCTCAGCCATCAGAATGCGCAAACCTTGTCATATCTGGCGAGCGTTTGCGCCGGCAATGCTAGGTGGTGCGTTGCCAGATATTCCATGATATTCGAAATCGTGTTCTTTCCGATGTTCGGCAGGCGCTTGAGGGTCTCCGCCGTAACTGTTTGATTCCCAGTCTTGACGGCATCGATCAGGAATTCGCCTGCAACCTTACGGCACTCAGCCATCCATTCGTCCGTTGCTTTTTTTGATTTGGCGCGGAGCTTCGGTCGCCTCTCCACTGGCACTAATTCCTTCAGCGTGACATTCACCGCCCTAAGGCTCAGCATGATTTCGCTCATATCTTGATCCTCGTCTTGCTGGGCTGCTCTGGAGCGCCGAGAAGATAGACAGTGCCGATCGGCTGAGGCTTGGGCTGTTCGATTTCAACCGCTTGAGCATTGCGCCAGCCCATGGCCAGATAGCGGAAGGCGTCCGCAAGGTGCGATGTCCAGTCGTGCACTTCAGTCGGTTTGAACGTCTTACGCTCGTCATCCCATTCGCGGCGGTATTGCTCCAGAGCGGCTATGCCGACATCTTCACAACGCGGGTGAAAGATGCAGAGCGGCAGTGTGCGCCTGACTGCGTTGATGCCGTCCATCTTGGAGGCCATGGAGACGAGCTGCGGGTTGAGCTTGTATTGCCGCATTGTCTCGACGCGGGTGCGGCCCGTGCCCCACTCCATGACCTTGGCATCGTGAGGCACGAAGTCTATGCCGCGCTTGTATGGCTTCGAGTGAACGATATCCGCGTAATGATCGATGCCCGCGCTGTTGGCCGTGTAGCAATCGAGGATGTAGATCTTTCCGCCGTAGACCTGAAACCACCAGATCGAGGTGTCGTCTCTAACGCCCAAGTCCCATGCCGTATGGACCGGATAACGTGGATTGGCGACGATGTCCTTGATGCGCCCTTCATTGCGGACAGCGACCATTTCCCGGGCATAGAAGGCGCCGAGAATGGCAGCATTGAACGAGCAAAGATATTCCTGCTCAAACTGAGCCCTGCCGATGTCCTCGCCATAGAGGGCGATATACTCAGCCAAGCTTTCGTCCAATTGATCCTGCGTCAGGGCGCCAGTGTCATAGATGCTCGACACTTCGGCAAACCATCGCGGATTGCCCTTGGCCATATCGTACATGGCCTTGGCATGGTTACGGCCGCGCGGTGTGGTGATGAACGTGGCCCAGCCATCGTTCTCTTCCATCATCGGCCGGATGTAGCCCCATGATGATGGGTTGCACAGCGCCCACTCAGAGAACACGACACCGGCAACACCAGCGCCGACGAGGCTGTTATACCGGTCCGAGCCGATCACCTGCCATGTCGAGCCGTTCTTGAAGCGGATGAACATCTGCTGCTCATCCTTGCTCTCTCGCAGTTCATGCGGGAAAGCCTCATCGATCCTTCGCTTGCCTGTGTGCGGATTGACCGCGTTCCAGATAGCCTTACGGGCCTGCTCATATTCGGGGAGACAGTGCCAGTAGGTTGCAACCCGCTTGTGGGCCTCGATCGCTGTGTGATGCAGGATAACGTCATCCTTGCCCCAGCGGCGATGGGCAATCTCGATTGCGCGCTTGACGCCCTTGTTCTGTATCGCATCCCATAGCTTGAACTGGTAGCGGCGAGGCTGCCAATTGTTGGGCAGTTCAATTGTCGGCAAGAGTGAATTGCTTTAGAACGATCTGAACAGCTCCGCCATCTTCGCCAGTGACCTGCATTGGCAGCACTTTGCCTAGCAGGCTGAGGAACGGACCTGGATTGGCACGAGCTTGCGCTGTGAGATACGTGACGAGGTTTCCGTCGCCTGCATCTGTCGCCGCCTGTAGGATCGCATCCTTGAGCAGCGCTGTGGTTTTATTGGGAGAACCCTTTGGGCGACCCTTGCCCGCGTTACCCCTATTTTCGCCTTGTTTAGACATGCTTCCTCCTGCCGGTCTGAGCGGTCAGTGGTTCAGGCTATGCCGATGCAGCACAGCCATTGCCTTCTCCTGGAATGAGAAAAGCCCATGCGGTTAAGCACGGGCTGGGAATGAGACAGGACGGCACGACTGGGCACATCCCCCGGTCTACTCGACATTTGCGCCGCCGTCCTGAACTAATTGGCTGGCGCGATGGGCTTGTACTTCGCCGTCCCGCGCCTGAAGTCCTGCATATTCGCCTACGGGACTGGAACCCTCTAGGGTCACATCTAGGCTTCGCACCGGGCCACGCCCGATTGAGGCTTTCGAGTGTTCGGCTACTTGCGATCAATCCTCATTGCCAAACTGACAATATTTTCCAAGGCTCGCTACATGGCTAGCCTGAGCACAGGCCGGGACGTGTCCTCTGTCGCCTGCAAATCGATTGGTGGAACCTTATATCGTTCCGGAGGCGAAATCAATATCTGTGTTGCGCTTGATGACGCTTCGATGTATAGTTCTTTCATCGTGTGATACGCCAATTAATGCAGCGCATGGTGATGGCCTGATCAGCCTAGGCGGGGATGCAATTTCCCTTCTCATAACCAAGTGCCTAAATCCGGTTCGAGTCCGGGTCGCTGCTATTAACATTTCATGCCGCTACGTATTCTCATCCTTGTCAGCAATGAGTGCTGATGTCGCTTCCCCCAGCTTTGCGATGAGCCAATTGTATTGCTCGCGCGTTTCTATGTAGTCGTGGCGCCAGACGAAGACCCGGCCTTGGCCGTCTATCGTAACCGTACAGATATCGATATCGTCCATTGGCTCCTTGTCATCAGGCTTCTTAGGAAACTGGACAACCGTCACGCCGCCTGCCCTCCATCGAATATCTCTGAATTGATCGGAACCGTCATAGTCCCCGCCATGTCCAGCGCGCCTATCAGCTTCTTGAGCCGGGGATCGTTCTTGGCCTGCTTTCTGAGCTTGGCGCGGGCGTTCTTGCTCTGGATATCAAACTTGGCATCGTACTCAGCTTCGACGGCACGGATGGCGTGGATCTGCTGCCATGAGATCGGCAACGCGAGACCGTCAGGTTGCCTCACGACGCTGTCAACACCATATACGCTTTCGAGGATGCTCCAATTATGCGGCTCCCAGACAAAGACGTAGCCGACCATGAGGGCAAAGCGGCGGATCTTGTAAAGGTTCGTATGGCGCCGATCGCGTGACAGCCGCTTTTCGGCCGGCATGTAGTAGAAGAATCCCTTCTCCTCCAAAGCGCGCTCGATAGCGGACAGGTCATACTTGATGCTCGGGATGAGGCGATACCCTTTCCCGCGCGGCTTGCCATCCTTGCCGAGTGATGTAGGCTCTGTCACCATCTCGCGGCGCGGGAGCTGTGAGCCTGGCACAGTACGTAGAGCAAACCATGAGCCGCCTTCCGCCTTCATCCGAGCAAGGCGCCTGGCTGCGATCACCTCGGCGAAATCCCGATCGTCCTTGACTGTCAGCATGTATTCCCCCGCGCCGGTCCTCGTTCTTGTGAAATCTTCCGAACTGCATGCAAACACGTCGTATGATCGCGACCGCCGAAAAATCGCCCTATCTGTGGATAAGACATATCCGGGCGCTGTTTGCAGACCTCGTACATGGCGATCTGCCTGGGGCGAACAAGCCGAACTTGACGCCTCGGGCCTTTGATCTCATCGATAGTAACGCCGGGGAAATCCGCTAAGACTTCCATGATGATCGCATTGGCATCAGGGCGCTCGCTACGTGGCACATATTCGCGGCCGGTTTCCTCAGCCAGTTGCCACCGACGAAACGCGATGATGTGTTCGTTGTACTGGCGGACCCAGACAAGCTTTGGAGCCGGATGTTTTGGCTTTGTATCGATGACGACAGGAGGCGCGATCTTATTGACCGGCGGTTCTCTCCTGCCGGCGCCGAAGATGCGCATGATTGCTGCCTTATGCGCTTGGTGCTGACGCAATACCTCAGCATTGCCTGTCATTCGCTTCCCGTCCTTCTATCTGGCTCTATTGCTGATCCCGGAGGGCCGTAAGCCTCTCCGAGAGTGCCGTACCATTTCGATTTCTCTGGCCATTTGCCGTGAAGCCACTGCTCGCGCGTGATGTTCAGCGGCGCTCTGGCTTCGCGCCTTATTTCTCGCTCTTGCTGTATCCTGATGCGATCGACGAGAAGGGTCATGAGCGCCCTTTCATCACAAAGCGCTTGAGAGAAGCCATCCGCCGATCTACCTCTTCCGCTACATCTGATATGCGCCCGGTATTCCGCCTGTTCCATTCGTCACTTGCATATTCTGCGCCGTCGAAATAGTTTCTAGTGGACCACCCGCAGGCATCGCATTCGTATCTATCGTCCATGTAGACAGTGCAGTATTTGGCTTTGCCGCCGCATTTGCAGGGTACTAGCGTGGCCATCTCACGCCCTCCATAAGAATGGCTCTGCGCTCTTGTCTTGCTTTGTCGAGGTGACGTTGGGTCCAGTTGATCACTTGGTGCACTCTTCCATCCAGGAAACGAGACGCCTCAATGGCTCCTTCTTCTGCCCCTCGATGACGAAAGGTTTAGAAAAAAAGCCCCGACCGACCCAAAGCGATATCTCGGCCCCCTCCAAATTGAGCATGTCTACGGCATTGCGCAGTTGGTGCACGAAGAGAGAGCCAACCTCGCCAGATACCTTTGCCATCTCACACCCCCACTCGCATTGAAGCAGCAGCGGCACGAACGCGTCTCTGAGCTTCGGCTACCGCTTCAGAGCGGCGTTGTTTTTCCTCTTCGGTGAGGACAATTGGCTTGACGTAATCTTCAGAATTGGCTGGGCGGCTCACCAGCTTGTATGCTGGCACCTTGGCCTGCTGGGGTTCCCATTCGTCATCCCAGCACTCTTGGTATAGCCATGTGGCTGGGTGCTTGTAGTCGACGCGCTCAGGCTTGTTGGCAACGTATTTTGTGATCGCGTTGAGCATCGTTTCGAGCGATGTCTTTTTGATCGCATCCTTGAATTTCTCACGGGCCTTTCCTTTGCCAACGCGGCGAGGGTAACATCTCCAGAAAGTCTCGAATTTATCGATCAATCCCCGCTTCAAAAGTTCGGTAGGATCTTCCCCGAAAAGGTCTGTCATGCGGCTATCGCCTCCTCAGCAGGTTGAACGAGCACCACGCATTCAGCAGGCAGGTTCTCGTCCCAATGCATGGACAAGCGCTCACAAAGGTTGTCGTTCTTGATCACTCCGTAGTGCTGGAGTGCGTCAAGGACGGCTTTCGAGCGATTGTCGATGTCTTGGCGTATGTTCTGGCGGCGCAGGGCTATGCTGATTGAGAATGGAACCGCGATTGGTGCTGCCGGACGCTTGATGAAATAGCCAACGTCATTGCGCCACTTCTTGTACGTAGGTGACAGGCGACGGGTCTTCGCCCATCCTTCGTATAAGTCCCAGCCGCTGGGCGGGTATGGAAGCTCAAAGCGGATCACTCGGCAGCCTCCGCGAACAGAGGAGCGTCATTGCGGATACGCCGATCAGCCATGGTGGCATATTCTGGATTGAGTTCGATCAGGATGGCGCTACGCTGAAGGCGATCGGCAACGAGGCCAGTTGTCCCCGCCCCGCCAAATGGATCAAGGACCGTCCCGCCAACCGGACAACCTGCCTTTACACAAGGCTCAATGAGCGCCGGCGGAAAGGTAGCGAAATGCGCTTCCGAGAATGGCTGCGTTGCCACACTCCAGACAGATCGCTTGTTGCGCATGCCAGAGCACTGTTCTGTCTTCTCCATCGCATCCCAGCGGTCGTTGAAGCCGGCATGCCGGCGTCCATGGCCTCGCTGCTTATCTGCTCTAGGCCTAATCCCAGAAATCATTTCGTCTGGAGCACGCTTATGATCGACGTGGGCCCTGGCCTTCCGATCGTCATCGGGATAGGTGGCAGGCTCTTTGATCGCTTCAATATCGTAATAGTACGACTTCGACTTTGAGAGCATGAAAATGTATTCGTGTGCTTTGGTACAGCGATCCTGTACGCTCTCCGGCATGGGGTTCGGCTTGGACCAGATGATATCCTGCCGCAGATACCAGCCATCCGCTTGGAGCGCGAAGGCAACGCGCCACGGAATGCCGATTAGGTCTTTTGGCTTTAGTCCTGCGACGTTTCGAGAAGGTGCGCCGGGGCTGCCGGCGTTGGACTGCTGCTTGGAGCCAGCCTTGTCCGTAACCTTTCTTTGCCCCGGTTGGGCATTGTAGCTGTCCCCAAGATTGAGCCAAAGCGTTCCATCATCACGCAGGACGCGCTTCACCTCCCTGAAAACCTCAACCATCGCGGCAACGAATTCGTCTGGCGTCGGCTCAAGGCCGATTTGACCGGCATGCCCATAATCACGCAGCCCGAAGTAAGGCGGAGACGTGACGCAGCAATGGACGCTCTGGTCAGGCAGTGTCCGAAGCGCTTCTCTGCAATCTGCATTGATGATCTTGATTGTCATGCCGCATCTCTCGTTGTAGGTGCCGCTCAGTGTCTGGGAGGAGGAGACACCGAGCGGCTAGTTGACTGGCGGGAAAGGACACCAGTCAAATCGAATTCAGTAACCCTTGGGCGGGACATAGATGCAGATGGTCCGGCCATCGTCCTTTCCGCCGATCGTGCACCAATGCAGGCCATCGTCCTTGCTGTCCTTGACCCGGCTGTCACCGTAGGAGAGCGTCTCGCCCGTCTTGGTCAGGACGTAGCCGGACGGCGTCTCGCGGACGTAGGAGGCAGGTACTTCCCTGCAGTCGACCGAGCTGCAGCACTCAATGCCATATGACCAACCTGACGGAGCATCGTGGGCCTTTGCCTTGGTCACGACGACAAGAGACGAAACAGCCAGGATGGCGACTGCAATGGGAATGAGGGTGAGACGGGAGGTCATGGTGTCTCACCTCGGATGGCGGACTTGAACGTCGTGTAGAACATCACCCATTCGTTCGTGTCCTTGAGGCGCATGCCGTCTTTGTCACGCCAGTCGCCATGCTCCATCGTGCCCTTAACGCCTTCGACGATGGAAATCAGAGCCGGGCCACTGAACTCCAAGGATTTCCAGCGCTTGCGCTCGGCGAGGATGGCCTCTGCCACCGCTTTAACCGCATGCGGTCGATCCCAAGACCACCGGGGAGCCACTATGACGTCCACAACGTCGCGGGCTGTATTGAGGATGTCTTCCGGTATCTCGGTCATGCCATCCCAAGCCTCTTTTGAGTATGTGCTGGATTCATCGAAGATGCGGAGATAGGTCATTCACCGATCTCCCGCAGTTCCGGAGCGATCCGGTAGGCCAAAGAACGAGCGAACAGCAGTACGAAACGCGCTGTAGAAATCCGCATCATGGCCCACCATGAAGGCGTCGATTTTGGCGATGAGTTCATCATTGGTGCGCATCTCCTGCTGGGCAAAGACGAGCCCGCTGGCGCGCTCTACGTCGCGCATCTCGTCTGCATTGAGTGTTATCCGTTCATCGGCGTACCAAGCGTCCTTGACGCGGCTTGCCTTCCACTGCCGATTTCGGTCAGCGGCCTTGTTTAGTTCTCGCATGGCAACGCGAAGTCGGTTCTTGACCGACCCAAGCGACGGCGGCGCCACTTTGCCCTGCAACGCCATCTGCGCAAACGCTGTGCTGTTCATTTCGGTATTCTCCGACTTGATTTCTGTCATTTCCGACACCCTTTGTGCGACATTGTTCCTGTCGCAACCGGGGCATTAGCAAGGAGCAACCCCTGCCCCTCTTCAGTCCATTGTCCGGCTCCCAGCCGCCAAGCATCAGGAGCCTTTTGTTCATTGTTGAAGCCCCATTCAGAGCCCCAAGCCGGGAGAAGCGCCTCGCCGCCGCACAGCGCTTCTCCCAATCCTCCCCCAGCGTCAGGGTATTTCGTTGCGCTGGGGGAGGTTGTTCGACCGATTATCGTTGCCCTTGCCGGCAGCTATGAAAGCGCCAAACAGAAGAGTTCCAAAGATAGCGAGGAAGGCCCAGGCTAATGCGTAAGCTGCCCATTCCATTACGCCGCCCTCCCCGCCTTAATCCGGCACACCTCTACCTCGGCTTCCTCACGCGTGCTGCGGGATACCGATATGCCAGTGAGCAGATCTGAGATGATGAAGGTTCCATCTGGTGTGATCGTCACCGGGATATGGCCGCGAGATGAAAGCTCGTCTTCGAGCGCGTCCATCATCCCCGGCATCGTGCAATTGGCTTCCCCGTCATATGGGAGGGAGGAATTTATCCGGTGGTGGGCGTTCATGCTGCACCGTCCTTTCCGCCTGGAAACACGATGAGGTCAGCTTGACGATGTTCGGATTCTTCTGCGGTCCAGGCGAGTGGCGGGGTTGGCCCTCCATCAATCCACCCAGCGACCTGTGCTTCGGCAAACCGAGCTGCCGGGGAAGTAAATCTGACGAGGTCGCCGAAAACCTCGTACCGTCTGGCTCCAGAGCGTGTCTCGTAGAGGTTGATGTAATTTCGGCAATCGAGTTCGGAGCCGTCTTCTTGCGTGAACGTACACCGCGCTTCTACGGTGCCAACGAACAGCCATGGTTCCGAACACTCGATTGTCTTCTGCTTGCGAAACCAATCGAACATGGCTCACTCCCTCTCCTGTTTGTTCTCTGTCTGTGGGGTGGGGGAAACGGTGCCGTGAAGCGATCCAACGGTAGGAACTGGGACATCCACATCAACGAAATATCTTGCGGTAGTTTCTGGATCCCGCGCGCCGCCAAGGGTCGTGTAATCCATGATGTTGTCGGCCAAATCGCCCCAGTCGAGCGAGCCTTCCGTGCAGACGGATACTTTCCCGTTGCTACCGACCAAAAGCATGATCCGCGTTTTGATTGTCTCGCTCATCTCGTCACCTCTGGAGTTTTGGAATGATCGAGATCGGAGAGGAGTTCTCCATCCAGTTCGCCGAGTTCATCAAGGGCTTGGGAACGGGTGATTTCCTTGAGGGCTTGGGAGAGCATGGCTTCGAACGCCGACCGCAATCCGCCCCACGCCCCTTCTTCCGCACCCTCAAATCCTTCGTAAGCTTCATAGGCAGCGTCGATATAGGACTTGCGCATGTTTCCGCGCAGATACTCAATGGTGGCGCGGATGGCGGCTTGGGAGATGTAAGCTGCAGCGCTTTCAGTGAATATCCCGCCACCGCACTTCCTATGCGCGACCGTGACAGCGTGACCCACGGTCTCCACGATCCCGCTCATTGCACCGGAGGTGTGTTCGGTAGAGGGGGTCATTTAAGCCTCCCGCTTGAAAATGCGGCGATGATGCTGGATAAGTTCCAACTCGTCATCGCTAAGGATGGGCTGCGAAATGTCCGCGCCGAGCAGCGTGTTAATGCTGGTGTTAAGCGCGGCGGCTACAGCAAGGAGCATCCGGATCGTCGGGTTGACCGAGCGGCCGTTCTCCAATTCCCATATGTGCGATTTGCTCGTTCCGGCACGCTTGGCAACTTCGTCAAGGCTGATATCAAGAACAGCACGGCGCCTTTGCATGGCTGGACCGATATTGCCGATGATGTCGGTCATTGTGCGGCTCCTCGCCAGTTCTTCACAGTGCTTCGGCCAACCGAGGTCGGACACGTCGATTTTCTGCGCTCGCATCATGTCTTTGGAGAAGGACATTCACGACTCCCTCAGGTTCGGGAGCGTCTCGACCCATTCAAGGACTTCGGTAGTGTTTCGGCAGCCCGGCTCCCAATCGTCGAAGTCAGGGTCGCGAGAGGCGATTTCTTCTTCACATTCGTCAGTCAGGATGATGTCCCAGCCGGCAACCATTTCGCCGGGCGTGCACTGCCAACCGTATTGCAGTTGCACCCACTGTATATACTTGGCGCGAAGAGCGCGTTCGATCTGTTGCCTGCTCATGACTCGGCTGCCTCAATAGCTTTGCGCTCGACTGGTTCGGTGGGGGTGGGATGAGATGGGATGACGAACGGCTGCCATGCGATAGGGTCGGATCCATATTTTGGCTCGCTCGGGAAACCGGCGAAGTATCCGTTGTGATGGTTGTTAGCCGGGACCCAATAGCTCTTGATAACCTTTCCGCAGTTGGACGCAGCCCAGATGAAATCTGGGATGAACGTCTCAACATTGGCAAGCTTCACGCCGTCAGCCGTCTTTCGAAACTGCTCGACAAGAACAGTCTTGCCGCGAGGGGCTTCGGAGATGTTGAAGTTCCAGTCGCTCATTCTGCAGCCTCCACGGCTTTGACGGGTTCGGAGGGCGCTTTCTCGAATGCGTTGAGGGCGTTCGCTATATGCTGAGCCGCCTCGTCATCCAGGTATTCGCTGAGCGTGCAGACCGGGAAACCGATCTCCCAGCGCCAGACGCCGACTTCACCGCTTGGCTTCTCTGTGGGGGATTTGTGGACGGTTCGTCCTGTGGCGTAATATTCGCCGTTGTTGCCAATCTCGCTCACGATGCGCGCTCCATCTCGGATGCGGCGATCTCCATGTCGGCGATCGAAATCATCCCGGACGATTGCTTGATGATCTTGAGCTTCCACGCCGCAGGTATTTCGCAGCGTTCAAGCCACTTGCGCATGGCCCAGTCGCCTGCACCGCAAGCCTTCGCGGCGGCGACAATCTCATTCCAACGGGGGGGTGCGTTCTTGATGCTCATGAAACGCTTATCGGACAATTTGTCCAACTAGTCAAGAGAGAATTAGTCCCAAGTTTGATTTTTTGTCCAATGCTAGGGTTTGTCCCATGAGCGAATCCGAAGAATTCATATTTAATAATGGCTACTGCGAGCGCGTGAAGCGGTTCCGCAGCGAGACAAATATGACTGCTGAGCAAATGGCGGTGCTTTTGAAGGTGCCAGCCGATCGATACAGAAAGTATGAGACCCGGAGCCCTATGCCGGTCTATCTCATAGCCTCGTTTTGCCAGATCGTCGGATGCGACCTGGAGCACCTGATCCTCGGCAAAGCCCGAGACAGGATGAAGCCTATTATAGTGGCGAGAAAAACGCTGTTGTCATCGACCGATGATGAATTGGCGCAGAAGGCGCAACAAGCTGAGAGCACTCCCGATGTGCCCGGGAAACTTGATCAGTTTGTCGAAGCAGTTGCTTCACAGCCAAACAAGCGTCGAAAGATTGGCAGTTCACGCAATTGAGATAAACATCGAACGCCTCTTTTTGCGCAGGCGTCAACGATGACACAAACGAGTGCCAGTCGCGCATTTCTTCCTCCCCGCCGCAGGTCAGACATGAGATGATGTCGTATATTAGGCGTATGTACAATCCCCCATTTGAGGGATCATTTTTTAGGATAGGCATAGAATCTCTATTATGATGGTCTCCAACACACCCAGAGACCGCCAACTCCTGCGCTGATCCTGCCAGCGCCAAGCATCCGTGGAACCAACCTAACCTGAAGCCTCGGTTTGTTTTCGCAGCCGCTACTGCGTCCAACACTGGCAGTCTTTTTATCGCGGCGGTCAACCGCATTCGTTACCAGCTCGTGCACCTGCTTTTTTCTTTCGGCAGGCGGTATAGGTGTGCTTCAGTTTCCCGGAGCGCAGCAAGCGCCTTCACCCGGCAGGCCATCAACCCTGTTCGATTCCGTCCGATGAGCCTGGCATCGGCACCGCGTCAATTTCATGTACCGGATGATCGGGGACGCGGTTGAAACATCAAAAGAGCCGCCGCCTTTGCATCGTAGCGCCTTTCTTCTTGGCGGGAACCTCCGAGCAGTCCCAAGAAATCCAGCATTCCAACACACTCTAGGCAGCTTTCCACTTGCAAATCGCAATTGGTTACGATAAGTAAGTGACATTCAAGTCGTAAGCTGCCCTCGAGCGCCGGTCGGATCATCCCTCCGGCGCTTTTCTTATGCCATCTCTCCAAATCGTCCGCAAGAAAAATTTGCCAGATTGTCCAAATTTGCGCTTTACATGTTGGACAATTTGTCCTATAACGTCTCCATCAGCCCAGCACCGGCCCAGCCGAAGTCAAGCAAGCTGATCCCCAAACGGGAAACATGGAGACGACAATGACCTTCGAAGCGCTGATCAAGGAAATGGACAAGCAAGCTGCTCAAAGCGGTGACGCTCGCTGCTGGTGGAACACCGCCTCCCTGATCCTGACGGTCTGGTCGAACTGCAAGGATGGCTGGTTTCCAGCTGTTCGGTTCGATCCCCGAGTCAATCGCGCGCTTGAAGGCCTGGCTAAGGCTTATCGCCAGTTTGGCGCCGATCTCCTGAACTCAGCAAATTCACGGGCTTTTGCCTGATCCGAGATCATCACAGCCCGGGGGTTATCGGGCCAACGCAGGAGGCAGACATGTAGATCGCAGCGCGGGGCGCGCCATTCAAACAGTACGGTACAGAATTTTCGAAAACTTTGGTTGGTCCTGAGCATGACGTGAAACTGCTCCCCCGCACGAAGCAGGGCAAACCAAGGAGAACGGGAAATGGACCTAACGACAGCAGCCAAGGAGTTGCATGGCCTTCGCTTAGATCTGCAGAAGCATCTGGACGAAGCTACCAAGCAAGAAACATTTCTGCGTGGGCAAATCCAGGCTCGCGTCAATGTCCTCGAAAGCGCTGCAGACGGGATCGACCACGATAAGGTCACTCTCGCCAAGACCGTCCTATCCATTCGCGGAACCTATGCCAAGGCCGGCGAAGACCGGAAGTCAGTTATCTCCGACGCGGTTAAGCAGCTTTCGACCGGCGAACCCGCCAGACCGCACTATGGCGACCTCTGGCAATACTACTTCGGCACGAAATCCTACGACCGATGGCACGGCCAGCGTAGCGATCACCCTTATCACATGGGTCCGGGTCATGGCTCGATCATTTTTTCCGTCGAGCTAACGGATCGCGTTCGAAAGAACCGGACACACGCCGACCTGACAGCCGACGAGATCGAGGCCGCAATCTACTACCTCATGAATTTGGAGCGTGTGCAGGCCGCTGAGCAAAGGGCTCGCGAAGCCGCCGCCGCCTGACAGCATTTCACCGCCCCACACTTCAAGAGGGCAATGGATGGAGATGGAAGATGCCTACTGGATACACAATGGATGTTGGCGACGGTAAGATCACGACGCTTCGAGAATTTGCGTTGCGCTGCGCTCGCGGCATGGGCGCTTGCATTATGATGCGTGACGAGCCGTGGGATGCTCCAATCCCGGAACGTTTCGAACCGTCCCTCGACTACCACAAGAGAGAGCTTGCGAAAGCTACTGAGCTTTTGAAGGATGCTGACGACTTGTCGGATGACGAATGCGCGTCACGCGCCAAATCCGATTTTGAAGCGGCCATGGCCAGTCATGCAACATACCAGGCCAAAAAAGAAGAAGAGAACGGCCGATATCGGGCGATGCTCGATGCCGTTGAGGCTTGGGAAACTGAGGCCGAAGGCATCAAGGAATTCATGTCTGAGCAGCTTCGGATTTCGATCGATAAACATGTGTCCGAAGCCCCCAAGGAAATGACCGGCGAAGAGTGGCGGAAAGAAACCGCGAGAAAAGCTCTCTGGTCGATCGCGTACCACGAAAAAGAGATCGCTGAGGAAATCCATCGGACGGAGATGAGGAACCTTTGGCTTGCGGCCCTTCGCCGTAGCCTTCCCTCCGCCTGACCACAACACCTCGAAAGAGGAAGGATACCGATCATGCTCGACACCCTGGAAACCGTCTTTGAGTTCGACGACCTGAATATCGTCATCGGCGGTAAGATCTCCACCGGCTGCCAGTTCAATGGCTATGCGGTCCTGACGGAAGACGGTGACGGTTTCTACGTCTCGGAGATTACGCTGTCTGACGGCGTGAGACTATCGCCGCCGTCTATTCCTCCGGGCGGGAAGCATCTGTCCCTCGAAGACCTGCTGTTCAACAGCATCTCCGACATCATCGAAAATCACAAGACGCCGGCAGGCAAGGCGGCTGCAGACGCTTGGCGCTGGGCTGTTTCAGAAGCCCATGACGACGGCGAAATACCGGCTGCAGCTGCGAACCATTCCACCATCAACCACACCCAGACCGGCATTAGGTCGGCCGTTGCGGTCGTGCGGTAACACAATCTCGGAGTCCTCCCATGCGTGACGAAGAAGGCATCATCATCCGCCCAACCAGTCCATTGGTGTCACAGAACGAGATTAGCCGCTGGTACTTCGCCATGTGGATCGGGACGATAGCGGCTCTAGGGGCCTTGGCTCTCGTCGCCTTCTCCATCCCGAAAACCATTCAGCGCGTCAATGACGCATATCAGGAGATGCCGAAATGATCGCTACTCCAGGTGCACTCCGCCAGTTCGCAGCCAAGGCCAGAAGCGAAGCGCAAGACTACCGCCAATGGGCTCACACCGCAACAGATCCACATCGCAAGCGCAGATACGAGGCTTGGGCCGATGATCGCGACGAATGCGCCGACTGGTATCAGCAGCGTGCAGAGCGGGGCGAAATCACCGTGGAATATTCCGTCATAGAAGAAAGGATGGCAGCAGAGTGATCGAGACATCCGATGATATCAAGCACATCGCCATAGCTCTCATGGAATTTCAGGGCATGACGGATGGTGTTTTCCGTGGGTCCAACAACCCGCACTTCCGGTCGAAGTATGCAAATCTGGAAACCGTGATCGACACAGCTCGACCGGCTCTTCAGAAGGCTGGTATCGCATTCACCCAGACAGCCGGCATGATCACCGACGGCAACATGGAAATGACGACCATGCTTATCCATGCCCAGACGGGGCAATGGATCAAATCCACCATGCAGATACCGCTAGGGAAGCGTGATCCTCAAGGCGCTGGGTCAGCACAGACCTATGCGCAGCGTTACTCGCTGATGGCCATCCTTGGACTCCCACCGACAGACGATGACGCAGAAGCCGCGATCGACCGAGATCATACACGGCCGGCGCCAGACGAGCCGCCGGTCAAATCATCGGCCCAGCTCAAGCGCGATGGAGCCTGGGAGACGATATCCGGCGAACTCCAGAACGACCTGATCGATTGCCATTCTCTCATCGGCCTCGAAAAGCTGAAAGACACCTACCGCAGCAAGGTCGCCGGCTGGACACCAGCTTGGAAGAACTCCCTCAAGGACATGTTCGATGCCCACGAAGACAAGCTGATCCGCCAACGTGAGGCGGAAGAGGCGGCCGATCACGTCATGCACCCGCTGATGGCAGGAGAATAACATGGCCTACGAGAAGCGCGACAATTCCGGGACGCTGTTCAAGAACACTCGGAAGCAGAAAGACACCCACGCCGACTACGAGGGGTCAATCATCGTCGATGGCCGCGAATATTTCCTCAATGCCTGGATCAAGGAAGGGCAGAAGGGGAAGTTCATGAGCCTCGCTGTCAAGCCGAAGGCTGAACGGACGCAAGAGATGCGCAATCAGCCTCGTCGCGATGCCAGAGGCGAAAGCTACGGCAACAAAGGCCCATACGATGACGGAGAAATTCCTTTCTAGGAGATAGGCCATGACCATCCCGACCAAAGTACAAGTTACGATCCGTAGCAATGACGACCGCGCCAAGGTGGCAAAGTGGGCCAAGGATACAGGCCTTGGAACCGTTGTCGAGTTCAAGCGGCCGACAAGGTCAGTCGAGCAGAACGCTCTTCTCTGGAGCTGCTTATCGGACGTTTCCAGACAGGTGGAATGGTACGGCCAATATCTCGGAGCAGAGGACTGGAAGGATATCTTCTCCGCATCCTTGCGCCATGCTCGCGTCGTGCCAGGTCTCGACAAGGGCACATTTGTCCCGCTCGGCATGCGGACCTCACAGATGACGATTGGCGAGATGAGCGATCTTCTTGAGCTGATCTACGCATTCGGCGCCGAGCATGGCGTCACATTCCACGATACCGGCGACAGCCCCCGTTCCCCCCTGTCGCCTAACTCCCCAGCCGGGAGCCGCATTCTTCCGGCTGGGGATTCTTATAGAACATTGACATCGGCACAGCCGGGTAACTGAAGGACGGATTGAGATGAGCGAATACCTGTTGCTTAAGTGGGGCACCCTAAAAGGCTGGAATTTTGAAAAGCCAGAGACGCTCGCAGCTGCAAAGAAATACGCTGACTTCGGCATGACTATGTCAGCCATGGCTCAGCATGACAGTCCAGATCAAAAGCAGGCGCTGTGCGATCTGATTGACGCTGTTGACGGTGAGATCCGCAATGACTGGTCTGGCGAGGTTTACACCAAGGAACAGGCTAAACGCTACGTGCTTGAATATGGCACGTGATCCGGCCCATCAACCCCCGCTCCCCGAGGACGCCATGACCGAGATAGACACCCTCCTGCCCTGCCCGTTTTGCGGAAGCCAACGCATCTCCCTGGAGAAGTGGACGGACGGGTTCGATCCGCACCGAAGCATCACATGGATTGCTTCATGCGCTGATTGCTCGGCTCGGACCGGCTCTCGTGAGGAAGAGCAAGAAGACGCGGTCGAAGCATGGAACCGCCGCGCCCTCTCCTCCCGCACCAGCAACGAAGCGGTCGTGCGGGCTGCTCGTCAGGTGATTGCCGCAGAAGATGCCTTCCGATCCGTGATGCAGGTCGGCGGGGATTGGGAGGGCGACCCGTTGTCGGACGCCGTGGATGCACTCCGCTCCGCTCTCGTTAGTGGATCGGCCGTGCCGTCTGACTTGGCATCGCTAATACGACCGCTTGAAGGCTATGACCATAATCAGCCAGGGTACCAACACCGCAAGGGCTGGAACGACGCTCTGCTCTATCTCATGGACTTGCAACGCGCAGGCGCAGCCGTGCCGGGCGAGGACGGGTGGAAGCCGATCAATGATGAGGCCAAGAGCGGCAAACGCATTTTGGCTGTCGAGAATTATCAGCGGTCCTCATGGGACGATGAAGGCAACGAAACGCTACATCAGGAAGAGGCAAACGTCGTCTGGTGGAGCGGTAAGCACAAAGGCTGGGTAAGCTACGGGCTGATCCTCGAAAGCTTTGAACCAACCCATTGGCAGCCGTTACCCGCCCCGCCCCTCTCCCAAACAGTCGGGGAGGAACGGACGTGATATCACCGTCACAAATTGAGCGTGGCATCAAAGCCCTTCAGAATGCCGAAGCAACCTACTTGGCTTCGGGCAAGCCCTGGATTGAACATGCCGTCGAATCCGTCCTCAAGGCGGCTCTTGAGTTCTCGCAGGACGAGTTGGACGAACAGCCTTTCCTCAGCCGTGAGGAATTGCAGGCGACCGATGAGATCTGGGCCATGTTCTACCGCGATGGCAAGAACCTTGGCGAGATCGCATCACACTTCCGCGTCGGCGTCTACGCCCTTTCTCCATGGCTCACGGCCCCTCTGACGCGTGTCATCATGGAACATATATCTGCCTCGGACTCCGCAACCCAACCCGTAGAGACGAAGGGAGAGCGGGGATGAAGATCACCGACGAAATTCTGCAGGTTGCCATTGACGCTTATCTGGACGGCGACGTTGGCATTAGCGTTTTGCGTGGAAGGATGCACACCGCCCTCGAAGCCGCCTTTGCCGCGCTCTCGCTAGATGAAGGCGAGGCGGTGCCAGTAGGCGCTATTGTGGATAAGAACGGCGGCCACAACACCGCTTCTTTGCCACCAACTCCCGTAGCCGTCTGGTTCGGCCGCGTTCCAGAAATTGGCACCACGCTGTATTCAGCCCCATCCACCGGGACGCGGGACGAAGTCCTGAGACTGCGGGCGGCTCTGGAAACGATCGCCACCAGCTTCCATGGCAGCAACCCGTCACTTGCCTATGCCGACGCGCCTCGCGAAGCCTACCTTGAGCACGTCTTGATGGAAGCCCGTCGGTTCGCCCGAGCAGCCCTAGCCAGTACCGGAGGGGATGAGTGATGGCGGACACCGTTTCCAGCCATCTTTCTCGTAAGCCAAAGGCACGCGGTACGACCGTTGAATGGCTTATGAAGCGTGACGCCAAGCTAGCAGAATTGAGATCCGAAATCGAGCGCCAAAGGAAAAGGCGCAGGTTCCTGGACTGGCTTTGGAAGGACATACTTCACGGCGACCGGTGGAGGGCTTGATGCCGCGAGCCGAATTTTCGAGGAAGACCAAACGCGAAGCCCTGGAACGCTCCGGCTACAAATGCGAGGCTACTGGCCCCGACTTCGGATTCAAGCCTGGACAGCGCTGCAACTGCTCCCTGTCTCTTGGAGTACAGTTCGATCACGTGCTGCCTGATGCGCTCCAAGGCCTCAACGATCTAGATAATTGCGAAGCTCTCTGCATCGCCTGCCACAAGATCAAGACAAAGGCCGATGTTCAACGCATCCGCAAGTCCGATCGTCAGCGGGATCGCCATACCGGGGTCATCCGCCCGGCGGGCAAGCTGAAAAGCGCGGGCTTCCCCCGCTTCGACAAGCCACGTCACGGCGTGGACAAAAGCCAGCTTCCTCCCCTTCCCAAGCCAAAACTATTCGCGCCCGCAGACCGGCGCAGTGAGGAGACGATACCATGAGCGAAGCATCGATTGCATATCTGAGCATAATCCCGCTCTCCAAGGGATACACTGTCGAAATCGTCACCAAAGGCAGCGACCTAGTTGATCGTCGTATGGCGTGTTCCAACTTGGATGACTTGTTCACCGACATAGTTAAGGTTCTGGAGCCGGAAAGGAGGGAGGGCACTGAAGATATGCTCCGCCGCCTTGCCAAAGAATCGGGGGCGGCCCACCCATGACCGCTGACAAGACAGATATCGTCGAGCGGCTGGTAGACCTGCATCGAAAAGTGCTGGCAGGAACCCGCGTCAACACAGAAAATGGGCCGGGCGCAAAGTTGGTAGCGACTTACGCCGTCCTGCACGTCATCGAAGAAGCCGCCACCGAGATCGAAACCCTCCGCCGCGAGCTTGAAGAGGCGCGGGAAGAAACCGAATCCATCCGCGAGGCATACGCTCAAGAGAAAAACATGCGCGAATTAGCTGAAGAACAGTGCTTTGCGGCAATTCGCGCCCTCTCCGAAGGCAAGGAGAGGCAGAAGTGAAGCTTACACTCTCCCCCAAAGAAAGTCGCCTTTTCGACATAGCCGACGCCATCGCAGCCAAGCATGCCAAAGGCTTTTTTCAGACGACTTATATCGTCAACAAAATCAGGCTGCGCACGGACATATGGAATGTGCTGTGCAGTGAAGCCGGCCGCCGCACCCTCTCCGATCCAGAAGGGAAGGAGAGATGAGCACACCGGTCAAAGCCGAAGTATCGATCGATTTCGATGTGCCCTACTGCGTCGGGTGCAAGCACTATATCGAATCTGAAGTTGGACAATCGTTCGCCAAGTGCGCGTATATTGAATTCCGCAATGTTGTGTCTGGGCAGATGGAAAATCGCTATTGCTCGCAGATGCGTCGAGCCCGAGACTCGTGGGATACGGACGAATCCATGGCCCTACGTTGCGATGTGCACGGCAAATTCTTCGAGCCAAAGCCGTTCGTAGAAGTTCCGCCTCCGCCAGTCCAGATCGAACATGCGCCCGCTGTGCCTGCCGATCTGCGCGATACATGGCGTGTCGTCGTGAAGTCTCGCCCGCTTCGGCGGAAGCCAAGCCTGCTCACCCGGATATTGGGGGTGTGAGATGAAAGAGGTTTACTCCCCCGAGACATTAGCTGAGCGCTGGGGCTGCACATCGCGCCATGTTCGAAATATTATCGCCCGAGGCGACTTGAAGGCATTCAAGATAGGGAACATGTTGCGGATCAGAAAAGAAGCGCTGGAGGAGTTCGAGCTATGCCAGAATGGAGACTTACCCGGCTCAAGCGAGAATTCTGCGTCACCTGGGATGATCGAGGCCCCAACGATACCGCCGTCCGGCGACGTTATCGACTTGGCACGGAAGACCGCAGAGAGGCGGAAGCCCGCGCCGCGTCTCGATACTCGGAACTCACGAGGCCAGCCGGGAAGACAGTAGCAGCGTTATGGGAAGGATATAAGCGCGACAAGGACGGGAAGGCCGTTCTTGATACCATGATTCACACATGGAAGGCGCTGGAGCCGGTGTTCGGCCATCTAGAGGGGGACCAGATCGGAACGGAGGATTGCCGCTCCTATACGAAAACCAGACGCGAACTCGGTCGGTCAGATGGCTCGATCCATACCGAACTTGGCCATCTTCGAATGATCCTTGTGTGGGCAAAGGGTATGAAGCTCATTACGGAGGCGCCGGCTATCGAGCGGCCGGCAAAGCCAGAGCCCAAGGATCGCTATCTTACCCGCAACGAAGTTCGAAAGATGATGGACGCTGCCAAGGTGCCGCATATCCGTCTCGCCATCCTGCTCATGATATCGACCGGCGCTAGAGCCGGTGCAGCATTGGATCTGACGTGGGATCGCGTCGACTTTGAACGCGGCGTCATCCGGCTTCGGAATCCCTTCGACCAGACCGCCAGGAAAACCCGCGCAACGGTGCCAATGAACGACACATTGAAGGAAGCGCTACAGATCGCCAAGAAAGCGTCCCTGTCGCCTTACGTGGTCGAATGGGCCGGCGCCAAGGTCGGGTCGATCAAGAAAGGTATCGCTGCCGCTGCGAAAGGCGCAAAGCTTGATGATGTGACGCCGCATGTTCTACGCCACAGCGCCGCTGTCTGGCTTGTCGAGGACGGCCACACCTTCGAAGAGGTGGCCCAGTTCCTTGGCCATAGCGATGTGCGGATCACTTACAAAGTCTATGCCAGGTACTCGCCTACGCATCTTCGAAAGCTTGCCGACACGTTGGACCTCGGGAGATAAAAAGTGCTCCCCGGTTCGCCGAACCTGAGAAACGGAACATAGAATGCACAACATGCCGGAAACGCCCTGCTATGAAGCGCTCTCCTCCGAGAGAGTCACCGTGTTCCGTGGGGAAAGGTTCGTTCACACCGAAGGGGTCACAGGTTCGATCCCTGTCACGCCCACCATCTCGAACCCAAGATTTCCACCACTTTCAGCATCAAATATGCTATGTTTTACGAAGTGCTCCGCAGGTTTGTCAAAACCTGTCGGCTATAATGCAATGAGCAAAGAGGTGAAGTGATGAGCAAGGCAGGCCAGCGCCTCTTAAAGGCGGCGACAGAAGCAAAAGAGATGGCGCAGCGCCCCTACGATTACGGCACGCATGAGTGCCTCGACAGGACGTTTCTTGTCATGGAGATGCTAAGCTACGTCAGTGAGCATCCACAGGTAAAAGAATGCCCGGAATGGGAAGACCTCGTGGGCAAGGCGCATTCTGCCCTCTGGGACTTGTATCAGGCAATCGGTCAGCGAGCATGACCCGCCACCCCCTCCCCGCATATTCTTTCCTACTCCTATTAGCGGCAGGATGTGTTTATGGTGTGGTAGAGTGGGTTTGGAGATAGAAAGGGGGTGATGCCAATTGGGCCGAGGTAATCTCGAACTTCCAAAAAACCAAAGCTTGAGCTTGGGCCGCCACTGAGCGGCCCGTTATCCCCTCTTAACCCTTCTCGCGATCTTGACGATGAGAACGGCCAGGATGAAATCTAAGGCCAGTAACAGGACGCCCCATGGCCCGTATGAGGTCACGAACTCTGTCACGTAAGCCGTCATCCGCTGCTCCGTAAAGGAGAGCCAGATTCTCTGCATGTCCGAAGGCCGAAACCACGTGAGCATAGACTGGCGAGTAATTGCTCAGTGGCACTATAAAGCAACCGTAGATAATTGATAGAGACGCTACCGCACCAAACAGCAAACCTACCACAAGACATGCGCGCTCATGGCAAAGAACGGCTATAAAGGCTGCGCAGAGAACGTCGGTGAGAGCGTTGGTCCAGATCGGGTTAGCCGTGGGCCATGTGAAAAATGAAAGCGCCCATGAACCGAGAATGACGATGGCAACGGTGACGAAGTCGCCACCCCGGCGGAAAGCAACGATAACCGCCGGGGTGAGAGTGACCAGAAATAGTAGCCTAAAGATCAAGCTTCATTTCCCGCCGCCGCCGCCACTCCTGTACACTACATCCGCATCCGAGCTGGTAGCAAGAGCTTCCGCCATCTTCGTATGCAGGATGGCGAGCTTGTCCTCGACCACGGTCAGGGCATCCTTGGCAGCCGTCACTTTGGAGCCGTTCATGGTCCCCTCAAACCCGCTCGTCGTCACGTCTCGCATATCGACGCAAAGACGCTCCATGGTGATCAGGAAAGCCTCGATCTTCTGCGCCCTGCGTGCGTTTTCTGCGCTCATTTGTCATCTCCGCTGGATTCGACCTCGACCCCGCCCACCGAGGCCTTCACGGTCAGTTTGTTGATGCGATGCACGATCTTGTGCGAAAAGAACCCGCACAGGAATATGATGGCCTGCTTCACATCATCTGGGGCTTCGCTGGCTCCAGGAATGTAGTGCAGCAGAAGAGATGCGATGAAATAGCCGAAGACGGCGCCGCATGATGAAACGAGAAATGATCGCATTGTCCAGCTCCCTCTCATGAGGTAATCTGTCAAAGCTCCGGCCCCGACGATCAACGCGGTAGTTGTGGTATTCGTTGCCAATCCGCCCGCCTATGGTTTGAAATGGCTTGCCAGCCACCCGTATGTTGCGGCTACGGACGCGGCCGCAGTCAGCAATATGCCCCCAATGCGCCAAAGCCACCGACCGACAATGCCGGCGCCTATGACACGCTGCTGATACGACATGAATTCCGTGAAGATCGGGCTGGTGGAAGTCACCGCCTTTTCCATCAATTCTAGTCGGTGGTCCACGTTCCAGATGGATTTCTCCAAGGCCTCAATCTTCTCGTAGAGTCGGCGCCTGGATTCGTCCGCTGTTACCTTGTCGCTCTCCTGCTGCGATGCGAACTGGTCGAGCCGCTGGAGGACAAGATTGACGAAGGCGGATTCGATGTCATTGGTCACTTCTGGCAGCCGGCCATCCGGGCGCAGGTGGCATTGTGGGCCAACACCTGTCGCGCGAAATTTTCGTCGTGGTTCACAATAAACGCCTTTGTCTCGCGAGAGGGCGTCAGCATCGTGAACCCGGCGCCGTCAACGACAAAAGCTCTTTCCTTGCTCTGACATCCACTCAAGGCCCATGCTAGTGCACAGAGCGCGAGCGTCCTGACTATCAAACTTGGCATCGGTTTCTCTCCGAGTGGCGATTTCCTGATTGGCTTTGGCAATGTCGCGGGCAACCTGCTGGTCTACGCCGCGCTGTTCGGCTACGTCTTCCCGGTGACCGAGATAGAGGACGATGCCGAGGATTGCGACGACAGTGGCCGCAACGAACGCAAGGCGCATGGTCATTGCTTGATCTCCACGTCTGCGCTGACGGGGTCGGCTTGAGTGACGGCCTGATTGGCAATCATCTCCTTGCCCTTGTTGCGGTCGTCGAGAACGGACCCGGTCATGTAGGTGACAAAGGCGCTGAAGACGAGGAAGGCCAACGTAGTCAGCGAGTCGCGGCGCAGGGCGTCATCAATGCCGAAAATGACGACATAGGAGAGCAGGAGAAGCCCGACGCCGAGAATGGCGAAGAACGCGATGCGGCGGTATTTCCAGGATCGCTCGAACATCATGCGCTCGCCGCCTTGATGGCCTTGAGATAGGCCG